TGTTAAGTATGTTTAGCGTCATCACCTTGCCTATTGCCGCAATTGCTGCTTTGGTTGTAGCAATCACTTCTGGCATTTTCAATTTTGTTGAAGACTTCAAGTCGCAAGAAGGCAGTTTTATGGATAAACTGATCGCTGGCTTCTTTGGATTCATTGATGGCTTCCTAAAAATTCTCACCATACCTCTCGATTGGCTCAAAGATATAGTAGCGTCAGGATTGGAATTACTTGGCTTTGATGGAGCAGCGCAAGTTTTAAAAGATTTCTCACTTACAGAATTTGTCGATGAACTAACCGATAATGCAACCAGATTTTTTATAGACCTCAAAGATAACATCATACTAAAAGCCAGAGAATTGTTTGGCGGTCTAATGAGTTTCTTTGGCATTGATCTTGAAACTTCTGACGAAGAAAAAGAAAGGTTACTTGCCGAGCAAAAAGAACTTGAAGAAACGCAGACTGACGACCCAAGACAAGAACGCACGAGAAAGGCACGGTTGGCTAGTATTGAGAAAGAGTTAGAGGCGCTAGACGAAGAAGCAGCATATGAAGAAAAACGCGCCGAAAGAATGGAAGTCTATCAGGCTGATAAAGAATTTGCCGCCAAAGCTGAACGAGAGGCAAAGGAAGAAGCTGAAAGACTAGAAGCTGAAGAAGCAGCGAAGGGTCCAACAAAGGTCGCAACAAGAAGAGACCGCAAACGAGGTAGGGCAATTGGGGCAGATTCAGAAGCCATTGTAGCAGTTGACCCTGAGACTGGCAAGCGTGGGATGGTTATCGGTGGACCTGAGATAGTCCAAAAGGGTACTGTGGATGGCACAGCTGTTTTAGAGGGTACTGTGGATGACACAGCTGTTTCAGCTGGTGCATACTACAGTGAAGAAGAAATGGAGATGGTTCGACAAATTACAAAGCCAACAGGAGTGGTTCCAGGAGATGGTGGTCCACGTAGTAGAACAGCACAACAACCGACAACTAGGCGAGAGTCTAGAGGCAGTGTTGTAACTGCTCTCGGTAGAGATCAACGTGTTAGGAATACTGCAAGACAAATTATGGTAGAGCAAGGATTGCCGCCTGAAGTTGCGACTACTATAACAAATGAAGGCGCTGATATAATCACAAACTCTACTCAAGAGGGTGGTATTTTTGGATCAATTGGCCAAAGTATTAGTAATTTCTTTGGTGGTGGAGAAGCTGTACAACAAGGTGGTCTGTTGCAATTAAATCAAGACAGATTGGCTTCCGCTCAAGCGGCTGCATCTAGTGCATCTCAGATGAATGTACCTATCATTAATGCACCCAATAACAACCAAACTAGCATTACAAACAACACTCACGTCGCGGCTGGTATGCCTGCCACACAAGACAACTCAACTCGCTCTCATTATCGAGGCAGACGAATATAAAAAAGGGGGCATTACGCCCCCGATGCTTCCCAAGCCATAATCAGTCAGCGTTCGCCAGTTTCTGGAAGTAGGACATAGCGTCCTCATCTTCTTCCTCTGCAGTAGCACTCACTTGCACCTCTGGTGCCTTTGGAGCTGCTGCTGTGGGCATTGGTGCTGGTTCTGCCACGTTATCCATAGCAACTTCCTGACTTACAGTCGTTGAGCCAAGAACTTCATTGAGCTTTGCTTGCAGCTGCTCATATGTCTTGTAGTTCTTGGGATCAATAAACGTAGTAATATCATGCAGTTGATTAAGGATAGCTTGCAGCTGAACCTCATCACCATCATACAAAGATGACGGCTCTTTAAACTCTGATCGATCATAGTTTCGATACCCTTCAACGTTGCGGATCTTCAACTGAAAATCTGCGCCGTTCCAAAGGTCAAACGGATCGACTGGAGTTTCACCTGGAAACTGAGGTTGCATAAGATCTTGAATCTTGTCATAGATCTTTTTACCAAACTGATACATGAAGACTTTGCCTTCATTATCAGGGGCAGAAGGATCTGATACAACAAGAATGTTCGTCACATAGTGAAGGCGACGCTTCTGCTTACGAACGGTCTCGCGATCTTCTTCATTACCACTGTTCCACAACTTGCTGTTGTGCTCACCGAGTGGGTCTTGCTGACCGAGTGAGGTCAGTGACTTCTCAATGTACCACTTGCCAGTTGGACCTTTAAATCCATGATCCCAGTAACGTACCCAAGGCAGTTCTGAGTTCTCTGGACCAGGAAGGAATCGGATAACAGCGTAGCCATTACCTGCCTTATCGACAGTTGGCTTCCACATTTCGGTTTGCTCGGAGGAGTCGGTCTTTTGTCCACTAGCTTCTTGAGCAGCAGCAACCAACTTATTGATATCGTATCGGCGGGACTTGAGTGTAGAAATATCCATCGTATTTTCCTTGTATAGCTGAAGTATTTAAAGTATGTCGAGCAATATAACGCTCAACCATATTTATATTATCCGCAATTTTCATGAGTTGTCAAGGGATAATACCAAGAGATAAAAACCGAGCGACTGCCTCGAGTTATCTCTGTTAGTTTATGAGGTATGGTCGAGCAATGCATAACTGTCTCACCCACCTCAAGATCTAGAACATATGGTGTTTCTTCATCGAACAAACAAAGTTGACCGCCTTCAAGGTCTTGTTTGTCGAGCAAAGTAATTGCTGTCCATTTTCGCTGAGGAGCATATTCGCCTTGGTCAACATGGTACGCAAAATGATCACCAACAGTGTAATCTGAAAATGTAGTTTCTCGAGCCTCTATATTTTCACCTGTTAGATGCGCAAGTTTACTAGTAACATGCGACACCTGTTTAGGATCTACATCTGCAATAGTACAAGAACGAAAATTTCGATCGAGTTTTTGAGTCCCGTAGATTGGCTCACCACCCTCGTCGATCTTTATCATCCATGGGTCTGAGAAAGTCAAAGACTGTTTGAGGTTTCTCAAGTAAGAAATATCTTCTCGGTCCAGATAATAACCTATGAATACTGCGGTTGCCATTTGCCTGCCCAGACAACTAAAACGTTTCTCCAACCTTTCGTCACTTTGGTGCATTCATGCCACTGATTCGCTGGAAATATAACAGTGTCATACACTTCCAACGGAACGGTATTTGAAACAATGCGGTCATCCCGATACACCTTCAGTTCGCCGCCCTCAAGGTCATCAGACTTACCAAGTAAAGTCACTGAGGTGTAATAGCGATTAAACTTGTAATCGGGAGGACTGTCGTCAGTGTGAATCGAAAACTTACCAGAAGGAGCAGTGTACTTTAAAAATTCCATTTCCTTAAAGTACAAATCCTCTGGCCAATCAAATGCAATAGTTTCTGCCAACTCTTTTAGCGATAGTGATATGTCGGGATAGTTTAAAAATTTAATGCTTGAATGGTCAGCATCTCGAACATCTCTATCTAAGCGTCCACCCTCGCCAGTATTCTTTCCACTGTATACTGTCGCTGGTTGAAACTCAGAATTTTCCAGCAGATCTAATAAAGTTTCAATCTGCTCCTCATCAAAAATTCTATCATGTACATAATGCATTATTCGATGGGTAACTGATTACCACGTGGCAAGAAATTAAGTTCCATAGCTTCTGCTTCAATCTTCGATTTGAGGACATTAGAAACATACTTACGGCTGTCCTCAATTTCGATATTATGTTTTTCACAAACATAAACGATAGCATCTATGTATGAAATGCTCTTTTCGATTACTGTCTGCTCAATCAGTTTGGAAAACTTAACTTTCGTCAGAAAGTCCAGTTCTTCACTACTCTGAAGATCCGTCATGAGACGGTTCCTCTAGATTAACTGGCTTGGCTTCATTTTTGATTGCGTCAATGATTCCAGCAACTGATCCATATGGCTGGCGCTGAAGGAAGTCGATGATTTGATTCATCAGGTCGATAGGTACTGCAACTGTGCTAGGCTGTTCATCTGCCATTAATCTATACCCCATACTTTGTCTATGTCTGGATAATAGACACCGTGACTCCTTTTGATATTTCCATCTTTATCATATGCGTATGTAACGCACTTAGGAGACACAGCGCCTTCGCGTTTTTCACCATAACGGTGATCTAGATAAACTCCATCTCTGAGATAGATCTGGAGATTCTTTATATAGTTCTCAGTTACTTGATACTCCATACGAGAACTAGATTCTTTCGCGTCTTTTTGTGATCGGATAGACGCCAATTTTTCTTTCGCTTCCTTCAGGTACAACTTTGCGTTTACCATTGAAAGGTTATGATCCTCGGGTAATGCTTGTACATCAGGGTGAACACTAGTGTGAGTCACCTGACGCTTCGCGCGAGCGACCGCGAGTCTTTCAGCAGCAGCTTTGCGCTGTTCCTCGGTCATTGGCTTTCGCTTTCGCTTGACCTTCTTTGTCTTAATGACAGTCGGATCTAAAGAATTACGAATAGCTTTTTTAGAAATCATAGTCGCGTTACCAGCCCGTTGTACTCCTCGAGCTTAGAAATCTTAAACGACCGCCAAGCATTCATATCCATATCCCAATACACCACGTTGTCTGGATTAGCAGTTGGTGGGTTAGGATTGCTATCCCAGTTCTGCTTCTCAGTAGGAATAATGCGCTGGATCAACGTGCCGTTTGCTTCACGGAGTTCTCCGTTCGCCTTTGTAAACTTGAAGTTTACCTTTCCTTGTCGCAAGTTTTTGATGATAAGGTCTTTGCTAGGTCGCTGGTTCTTTTTCATAGGTAATTTCCTCCGACTTTCTATCCCTCTATTCTCTTCATTTCGAGCGCATAGACAAGTGATAAAATTGTAGTCAAATCAATTACTTAGGTAGTACCACGTTGACATTATCAGGCAGATTCACCTTAGACTGGGCGTGTTTGTGGTAGATATGAAACTGAACGTCTTTGAACTCATTGAAAATGCCTTTCCAAATCGGACGCCAGTTGTGCAGCAGTCTATGGTTATTTATGTTTCCGCGATCGCTTTGAAGAACAGTATCAGTATATGACCGCATATTATGGTCAAAAATAGAGTCGAACCCATACATATGAATTTCTGTTGCCTTCAGTTTTTTCGCAGAGTAATGAGTCGCCATGTGCCCGCAGTTAAAGTTAGTGGCCATATTTTCTTCGGTTTCTTCTGGCTTGAGTTTACAATACTTCGGCACATTTGTGTAAAACTCTCTAATTTGTGCCGACCTTTGTATGTACATTGTTGGATTTGCATCCATCCACAACTTAGGTCTATTACCCAAGATCCACTTATATCGATCCAAGACAACAGAACCTTCATGTAAAGCCATCATCATTTTAAAATCGACAATTACTGTTCCCCAAACATTATCCACCTCAAACGGAGGCATGTTGCAGACGATCAGTTTACCATCGCGCTCAAACCGCATATTTTCAGGCATCATATGAGCAGAATCACCATTACCTAAAATGTGAACAACTCGTTTCTCAGACATTTTGCATTTGTTTCCTAATAGTATGGTTTCCTTTCGCACCAGTATGGTGAACTATAACAGGATTATCTGGGACATTTTTATCAATAAAATCAATACGAAGTACGTTGTATCTATGCGGTGCTTCGGAGATAATACTTGCACGCTTCATCGCATCACCGCCAATCATAGAGTAAAGAGCCTCTTGGTCGCCAACATGTTTACCTGTACTCGCTTCCTGTTTCCAATCAGAAAGTATTTTAGGTCTACCTTTAAAAGCAACCACGCCAGAGTTAAACCAGTCTCCTAACTCTGGTCTGCGTTTAGACCAAGGGTAATCTTTTACCATGGTCAGTTTATTTTCGTCGACATAACGAAAAATACCAGCTGGGTTAGACTTTATTTCGCAATCAGTATCCACCCAACAAACTTCATCATATCCAGCTTCAGAAGCTAACATCATCGCATCTATTTTCGAAAACCACCCTCGGCGTGGACATTTTATAAGACGCTCAGCAAATCCAGAAACTTGATACTTCATGTCATATGTCATGCCAAAATCTGCAATTATAAGAGGCAGTTTACAATGACGCTTATAGTTGTCAATGAACCATGGGAGTTGCCATTCAGTATACAGGTCACAACCAGTTAGAAAACATTGCATTTATTCTTCACTCCCCAAAAACATAGATTGTGCTCAAAGTCATCTTTTTTCACTTGGAACTCATACTGGTCAAACAAAACATCTAGATCAAAATAGTGTTGGAAATCACTTGCATCTAGATTCTTATAGTAGTTTCCCCAACCCGCCTCTATTGTCAGCGGAGACGCCCACGCTTCACTATTCAAAGTCCCATGCTCTGGGAATCCATGAGTTGCACAAGTCATAATCACTAGATGATTAGACATTCTATGCATATTTTCAAAAGTTTCAACCC